AGTTACGTAATTAGCCATTAACAAACCTTTATGGTAGCAAAGGGGACCACCCTAAGGCAGTCCCCTAAGTTAGTTACGCGAGGACGTCGCGGACGACTTCATCAGCAGCGCGGCTTGTACCAACACTATCAACATCCATCAGATACGCAAAGACGCGAACCTTACCAGATGTATCAGGTGTAGTACCCAGCAGGAGCACGTCAATAGTGTCCTCTGCAGTCACGATGATTGGAGCAGCAGTGTTTGCCAGAGTGGCATAGTCACCAGCCGAACCACCAGTGATAGTAAAGCCGTCAACAAATGCGTCAACGTCACCACCAGTAATACCAAGGTCTGCAGAACAAGTAGTACCACCTGCCGGAGCAGCAGTAATTTCCATACCTGCAAACATTACTGCGGTGTTAGTACCAACAGTAATTGCTTGGATAATGTCGTTAGCTGCAAGAGCAGAACCCTTTGCCGTAGCTGCAGCCGCAAGGTCAATTTCTACCTCAACGAAATACGGCTTACGACCGGGGTTACCCTTACCACCAACGGCTTTTGCGAGAGTGCTTACAGTAGCCATGATTTAATCCTTTCTATCTTACGATCAGGCGATATTATATTTTGCAGTTACCAACGCCTCAGGACGCAAAATTTTCATTTATATTCAACAAGGTTCGTTACTCCTTGTCCGTGTTAAGATACTCAATGGCTCTTTTAAGAAGTGTTGGGCTGTCTTTAAAAAGACCTAACCCATGATTACAACTACTACAAAGAAGTCCTCTTACCTTGCTTGTTGTATGGCAGTGATCTATAAAAAGTCTAGTTGTTCTTGAACTTGAAACTTTACTTTTGCAGATTGCACAACAACCATTTTGGTTATCAAACATTTCTTCGTAGTCTTCCCAAGAAATATCGTAAGTCTTTTTTATAAATCTTTTATACTTACGGAACTCATCACAATTTTTGCACTTTGTTCTTACTGCAATATTGTTATGCGCTCTTTTATCTCTTTCTAGTTTAAAGTTAGAGATGTCTTTAGTTTTATTACAGGTAGTACAAATTCTTTCTTTGTTCCTGTAATCATCTTTAGGAAGTCTTAGAGTCATTTTTTATCTTTCTACTGCTATATGTTTCCATATAGATTAGACTATATCAAACACTGGTGTTTTCCAGTGTCCCCCCATTTCCACTCACTTGAGTGTACGGACTGGCGTCCTAGTCGTTACACGTTCCCTTGCGGGCTTCGCTCGGTATTGCCTTGGGGTGTCCAAACCTTTAGGGTTTCACCGAATTAGAGGGGTTTCGATAAGGGATCACTCCCTTAAAGCGCATCAGGCGAGGTTATATTTTGCTGTTACCAGCGCCTCACTTCTGAGTATCTTACGGCCATAGAGGTGCATACCACGAACAATATCTGCAAAGCTGTCAGGATCACGGTACGTTTCTGTCTTGTTGATCTGTTCAGCAGTCGCAACAGCCGAATCATGACCACCAACAATCACACCGTAGTTAGCGTTCTGGTTAGCAGTACCTGTAGTAGCTGCGCCAGTACCAACCGAAGGCAGGTTGTTAGAGACATAAACACGGAAGCCATTCCAGTTGTTCAGCACGAGGCCGTTACGGAGAGCGCCCGAATCACCAAAGTCTGCATTCATGAAGCGCGAGTCTTCGTCCTGCAGGATTTCCATCATCACCGGATCAATTACGAGCCAGCGACCAGACTTATCAACGTTCTGTTGGTCCAGAAGACGACCCATGCGGTTGATGAGCATTACTGGAGAAACATATGCAGTCGGAAGAGCAGTAGCACCCGGCAGACGTGCAGCAACTGGGATCGAATGTTCGCCAGCAGATGCAGTTGTGATGTTACCAAAGTCACCCTTCTTCAGCTTCATGCTGGAGAGAAGTTCGTCCGAACCTGCAGTATCAACTGCCTTAGTACCATTAACTTGATCGTTAACAGTGTCAGCATTGTCGTGAGTAGCAGTCTGCTTGTAGCCCGAGAGATAGCCCAGAACTTCTTGGTCATGCTGATCAGCCAAGCGGTAAGCCGCACGGTTGGTTGCAAGGTCCATAAAGTTTACGTGGCTGTGAGCTTCTTCGATATCATCTGTCTTGAAAGCAAAATAATTAGCTTTGTCGATAACCAGCGAGAAGTCTTCATCATCAAGGTCTTGTGCCTGAATCTGAGTACCACGGGCATACGGGCTGACAGAGATTTCCGGCTCTTTGATGATACGAACAGTGTCACCTTGAGCAGCAATTTCACCGAAGTAATCCGAGTTAGTAATGTCACCAACAACGGTCGATTTACGGAAGGCAAGTTGTACCTTCTTGGAATAGATTACGGAACTAAAATTTCCATTTGGAAGGTTGCCGTAACCGCTTGCGGTATTAAAAGCCATTTTATAATCCTCCTATGATATTTGGCTTTGTTAAAGCTAAACACCACGTATAAGAGGCTAAACTTTCTAGGGTGCACTTAAGATCACTCTGGCCGGAGTTTACTAAAGCGGGCCTATACTTACTTAGGTTAGTCTTATTGTGCTGTAGGCTTTGAAGGTGTAGGTCAGGTTGTCCAGTTAAGGGGCTGACCTACGTATTATCCTTAGACAATACAAGTTATATTTATTCTGGCTTGTATGTCAAGAACTAATTTAAAGATTATCGGGCACCACCAGACAAATCGTACACAAAATTACCAGAGGCTTGTGCAGCTTGAATAGTATCCCAACTAGCTTCAAATTCTTTATCAGACATCTTAGCAACTTGAGATTCTTTAATAATCTTGCCAGTAAAGTCTGCATTTACTTTTGGGGTAGACGAAGAACGAACAGACTTAGCTGCATCCTTTGAGTTAGCTTTTTTAGCACTTGGGGTCATTCCATTGTCTACTTTATAAAGGTCGATAACACGAATTACAGAGGCTGGATCATCTGCATTTTCATACAAAGCATCTTTTACCCATTTTGGTTGATTGTCAGCCCAGTCATGAAAAGCATCAGATGATCTTAGGTCATCAAAATCTTCATGTGCCTTGCGGATTGTTGTCTCTGCTTTTGTTCTTTCTACTTCGTATTGTGCTTCATCAAACTCTTTAAGACGGTTCTCAGCCTTAGAGAAGAGTTCTTTTGCTTTCTTTTCAGCAATAGTATGAACAATACTGGCTACATCAGGATACTTACGAGACCAAGCCTCAATGTCTTCATCTGACTTAGGTGGGATAACCTGAGAAGTGTTCTTTGCATTCTCTAGCTTTGCAAATCGTTCTTCCCATTCTTTTTCTTTTTCAGCCATGTGACGACGGAGATCACCGTAACGCTTTTTGAAAGTTTTCTCTTCTGCGTTTAGTTCTTTGTCTTCTGTAGCTTCTACAGTTTCTTGAGGTTGTTCTTGAGACTCCTCTTGGACATCTTCTTGAGTGTCCTCTGTTCTATTCATAAGAGCTTCAAGTTCTTTTTCTTCTTTTTCAATACGTGCTTGATTTTTAGAACGACGAAAATTAGAATCTACATATACTTTATCTTGGGCCATAACTATTCTCCTTTGTTGGGGCCTGCTAGACTAACTAGCGGGGTAGCCATTGTACTACGTTACTTTGAACCTAGACCACGACGACTTTTTTCTTTCTTTTTAGTAACTTTACTTTTGTAACCAGAGGGCTTTGCAACTAAACCACCTTCAGCCATTGGACGTCCTTGAGGTCTTGAAGACTGTACAGGCGCTGCTGGTCCATCCCTTACACTAACACCATAACCATTTTTTTCATCTTCATTTTCTTCGTTGTCAGGGGTGTAGGTTGTGACAGTTCCGCCAGTAGTTGGGTCATCTCTAACTTCTACTTTACCACCTGCAAAATCGGTTTCACCTTCGCCACCTTGAATGGCAAGTTCTTTAACCTTTTCATAAGAAGCACTAGTAGAAGTACCTGTTCCACCAGTAGAAGTACCCTGTTGCTCTTTCCAACTTTTGTACCTGTTATCCCCGTCTGCAAACCCAAGTTTATCTCCTGCTTTTGCAGCACCACTCATATCCTTGACATAGTCATCAATTGCTTTCTGCATGTCTGTAATATCCAGACCTTTTTCTTCTGCAATTTTCATAGAAGCTCTTGCTGAAGCCAATCTGTCAAGTTCAGACACTGCACCAACACCAACACCAATAGCAGCACCTGCAGGGCCTGCAAGGGCAAGACCAGCTCTTCCTGCAAAGTCTTCTCCAAAATCACGGAGCTTACTTCCTTCAAGTTGATCCAGACCGTAGCTAATTGGGTCTTCTACAAGCGCGTCAAAGTTTTTCTCTCCCCAGCTACTTGTATCTTGATCCCCTACTTCTCCCCTACGTTGATCGCTTTCTGAGTCGTTTCCATAAGACAAATCTTCTAGAGAATCTTGTGGGACTGCATCAGTGGTACTTGCAGCATTTTTACGTGCTTGTTCTTTTGTTTCTGGAGTAGAACGGACAAATCCTTCAGGAATTTCACCCATAATTTGACCATTCATAACACTTACCAAACGAGTTTCACCAGTCTGAGTGTTGATATACTCTACGATTTCAATGCCACCTGAACTACCAAACCCACCGGGAGTAGATGGACCAAACTGATATTGAGCAGCATTAAAAGTAGAAGCAGGAACATCACCACCTTCTTGCATACCCATTGTAGGGTTTGGGTTGGTGTACTGCATTTGTTGTTGCTGATAAGGGTTATAGATAGGTTGTTGTACCATACCACCCATAGCCATACCTGTTGGAGCTTGTCCAAGAGCTTCTGAAAGCATTTGCATTTCTTCGGGCGTCAGCTCATCGTCTTCCATTGGAACACCTTGCTCGTCAACTGGAGAACCACCAATACGACCATTAGCATCCATCTCGGCAAGACCTTGTTTAGCCTTTTGAATCATGCCTTCGATTTGGCCAAGACCAATAAAGCGAACAACATCAGCAGGGATAACATATTCACCCTCTGAAAGCTTAGCATCTACATCATCTCTAACCTCTTGGTCAAGACTCCCCGGAGGTACTTCGTTACCTGTCACAGGTTCCACTTGAGCTCCGTCATCTGCAAAGCCACCTTCTTGATACATATCAGCCATTGTTTACTTTTTCCCTTAGTCTTTTTAAGCTATTAAGTTGTTTCAGTTCACCTTGATACCGGTACAAATCTTGGGGCTCTCTCC